AACTTTAAATTTTGACCCGTCATAAAATTTTAATTTTTTATTTTGAGAATCATACCAAATTTGACCTGTTACAGACTTCGGTGGAGGTGTAGTATTTGAAAAATTTTCTAGCAAATGTAGGAAATTTTCGTTTTGAACTTCGCCGTACCCGGCGTAATTTTTACCAATGAAACGTAAATCTGTAGTTGTATCAATTGTACCGTCTGCAACTGATACTAAAAACGTTCCATTAAATTTGTTAACTTCGTATGCCATAGTTTAATAGTCCCAAAATGTTTATATATTTATTAGTTAAACTTCTTACAGTTTCATAATGAAGCAAAGTGCATAGTACGGAGGTAAGTTTGCGTTAGTGCCCGAAGATCCTGTTGAGCTAATGCTTACTGAAATACCTGTACTAGCGTTATCTGTGTTCGATCCGTTATCAGATTTTCCTAACGCCGAGTCAGGAGATGTACCGGCTTGCCTTCCTGTTCCAGATCCCATTCGAGTTATTGGGTTGCCATATTGCGTTACATTACTGTGCGAGTGCCCTGGGTCATTAACTGAAGCCGAGTGCGAGTGGCTTACTACAATCGCATCTTTGCTACCACCTGTTGCTCCGACTGCATAGGTTGAACCTGCGCCTACTATAAAACGGTCTCGTAAATCTGGGGTGCCGTTGGAGCCGTTACACAACGCCCAACCAGAGGGAATTGATACTACTAATCCGTTCCACATAATAATTCCCCCTGACGGAATACCTGCAAGTGCAATATTAACTGCACCGCCAAGAGAAACTGTATACCCATTAATAGTAATCGATGGATTTTGTAAGGATGAATTTGGAATGCTTGTAACTTTTGAACCTGCTAACGTAGTAATCCAACTTGGATTAGAATAAGTTCCTGTAGTATACACACCATTTGTTACTGTTCCAGCATTTCCAGAAACATTACCAATAACATTTCCTAATAATCCGCCAACAAATGAATTTGCAGCTATGTTTCCATATACATCTCGAGATGCAACGGTTAAAGGAACATTGTTTGGAGTAGCATCTATCCCAATAGTAACCGGAAGTGATGAATCGTATAAACTTAAACTACCGCTAGTAGCAGTATTAATCATCGTGATATGATTACCAGCAGTTATTGGTTCTATTCCAATTGACGGTTCCCACTGAGGTCCTCCTGGTCTAGCTCTCAGAACAAATCCATCCGGTCCTAAACCCAACGTTGTTGTTGTATCTTGATCTGATTGTATAACTAGAGCGCCAGCGCCACCGCCAACAATATTAGTTGCTCTTAAGGATAATGTTGCAGTATCTGCATTTCCTTTAAAATTATTAGCATAAACATTGTTAAACTTGTAACTTGGTATGCCTAAATTTGTTATGTTATCACCTATTAGTGCAGGAGAATTAGGGCCGCCTAATGACAGCGATGTTAACGTGTCAACAAGTTTTATGTCAGGTCCAGTTGGGCCTAGATCAAAATTTAATGCTCCTGTTTCAGATCTAATTGTAGGAACACTATCGTCAACAAACAAATTAAATTGAGATGAACTTCCTATAGTTATTCCAAGATCTGCTACACTTAACCCTGTTAAAGTTCCTACAGAAGTCAGACTAGACATTAATACGTTAGATGCCAGTGTATTGCCTGTTAATATACCTGCAGGTGCAGGTATTGTTATATCACTTGTACCATCAAAGTTAACACCGTTAATTTTTCTTGCATTGGCTAGTTGAGTAGCTGTTGCCGCATTTCCCGAAAGTGTTGCGCCAACAAAAGAATTAGCTTCAATAATATTAAATCTACTAGTTCCGCTGGTTGCAGTTACATTGCCAGTTAAATTTCCTACAAATGTAGCCGTAATTGTACCTGCTGAAAACCCGCCTTCGCTGTTACGAGCTACAATTTTTCCAATAGCATTAGTAGATGATGCGTCTACTGACCAAGTAGTTTCTTGAGCTCCGTCAAAATCATTTCCTACAATATATGATCCGCTAATCAAAGAACGTGTTGTAGAAGATTTAATAGTTACGTTTGAAGTTCCGTTAAAAGGTACTCCGTTAATATTTCGACTAGTTTTTAATGCGTCAGCTGTTCCAGCATTACCTGTAACATTTCCATTTATTTTTGATGCTGATGATAAATTAATTCCAGCGGTTAAATTAGTTTCGAATCCATCTATTGCAGCATAAGGATTTATAGTAAACGCCGATGCTGTACATATTGCAAAAGGAACATCATCTGTTTCAAATATAAGAACAGGACGTTGATTTCCTACAGTATCATCTAGTGTAGTTGCTCGAACTTTAGTCGATCCAAATCCTCTAACCGCCTCTGGTCCTATTAATTGCCATTCGGAGCCAGTATACACTTTTAATTGATTAGCATTTGTGTCCAACCAAAAAGATCCGGCTATTGTGGTTGTTGGAGCATCTTGGCTTAAAATTGCTGATCCTACAGGAACCCATTCTTCTAAATTATATACTTTGACTAAATTGGCCGAAGTATCAAACCATAATTGCCCGGTTAACGGCCTTGCTGGTGGTTTATTATTAGCAAAATTTTCTAGCAACCACAGAAAATTTTCATTTTGTGCTTCACCATAGCCAACATAGTTTCTTCCAACTAAGTTGATGCTGGTACTGGTGTCTATAGTACCGTCGTCAAGTACTATTAGTTGTTCACCGTTAAATTTATTAATAACGTAAGACATTTATATCGCTCCGATTGATTATGGTGGTAATAACGTATCTGATTGCCAAATCCAAGCACCAATGTTTAAAACAAACTCTTTAATAATTCTAGTTGTTACAATTGGTTGGGCAGTTATCGAAGCAGTTGGAAAAGTTATTCCTGTAACAGCTTGGCCTGTGGCGCCTCCTAAATCTGTTAAGAAGGGGTTAGTATTAACTGTAGGAGGAAGTGAATTGATATCCAATGTAACTGCGTTATTAGTATTAATTGTACATAATATTCTTGCCACTGTACCAGACCTAAATTCCGCCGGCGGAGCAAGATTATTTAATATATTAATAATAATATAGGTGTTTGATTTAGCATCAGATAAATCCATACTGAAAACTAACGGCCTTGTTTCAATTGTATTATCTACATATTCTTTTGTGGCTGCATCTTGCGGATCAATAGGATCAACAAGATTTGTAATTCTAGCTGAATCATTTAAAACAACGTTACCAGTACCGTCAGGGAATATTTCAACGTCATAATTACTAGAAACCGTAGATATTCTATGGTTTTCTAATCTCATTTGAGCTACCGGAGGTGCTCCAGGACCAACGTTAATTACTGTTTGTGTACCAAAAGAACTAACACCCGGAATACTAGTAATACTAGAGCCTAAACTGTTTCCATCAATAACCTTGGTGCCGCCAATATAAAGAGCCTTGCCAGAATCTAAGTTAAGTGTTTCTGACACATCTAACCAGTTATCAGCGTTAGAATAGGAAATTGTTTTGTCTGTAGTTCCTTTGATTGTAATTCCAGCACCGTCGGCTGTTGAATTTGTTGGATTAGTGACACTCGCAATGATTATGTTTTTGTCTTCTACAACTAAATCATTGGTATTAAGTGTTGTGGTTGTTCCCTGAACTTCTAAATTTCCAACAATGGTTAAATCGCCACCTACTCTAACTTGGCTATCTTCATATCCATAATATAGATCGATTGTTCGTTGAGATGATCCTATAACAACTGCGTTTTCTTGGTTAATGCCTTTTCGAACGTTAAGAATTAAATTCTTATCGGTTGAAGCGTTTGACATAAAAATGTCACCGCTGGTAACATACAAGTTAGATTGACCGGCTGATCCAATAACTATACCCTGGTCTGTGGTAATTCGTAGTTGTCCATTAATCGCATTTGATGTATCTCTACGAACATAGGTCGTTGCTACTGCTCCGCCAAGTTGTTCTGAATTTGTTACAGTTACATTAAATTTTAATCCGTCTAATGTTCCTGCATTAAATCCTGGTTCGATACTACCAGAATATCCAATAATCTCTGCTTTAGGTGTAAAACTGTCTTTAGAAAAAATTCCTAATAAAATTCCGTTATTATACAAGTATGTAATAACTCGAGTTTGGTTAAGAGTATCGAGAATACTATCAACTTTTAAACCGCTTAATCCTTGTGAAGCTGAATATGCTGGGCCTAATAAAATAGGATTTGTACCGTCATAAAAATATAATTGGCCGCCAATGTTATCAAACCATAAATCTCCGCTAGCTAGTGTATCTGGTTGTGTATTTGAAATAGTTGCAGAACTTACCGGTACAAATGTCGATCCGTTGTAAACTTTTAATTTATTTTCAGAAGAATCGTACCATACTTGGCCTTTAATAGGATGCTCTGGAGCAGTAGTACTTGAAAAATTTTCTAATATTTTAATTAGGTTTTCATTTAATGCTTCGCCAAACCCGCTGTAATTTTTTCCAATAAGAGTTATGTCAGTTGATAATTCATCAATTTGACCGTCTGCTACTGTTGCTACGATTGTACCGTCTGTTTTATTAATTTGATATGCCATATTTTTTTAACCTAATTAGAATAACGGTGGACCTGATCTAATAATATAATTAATAGTCAAGTAGGGATTCATAATACCAACAGCCGTACCTAATGTTGTTCCAGTTGGTTTTTTAATTCCTCCGGAGTCTTTTAAATATTGTGCCTGACCTGGAGCGGTTGGACCTGGTCCAGTAACTGCATCCGGATCAATGGTAGTTGTGACTGCAATAACATTATAATCTTGTCTTGACGAACTTAAAGAGTGAGAGTGTTCTGGTAAATTTGATAATGTCAATGTCACAGAACTTTGACCGGCTGTACCTGCTAGAGTCTGGGCCTTAGTGTCAGTTACTCTGCCTGCTGTGCCGCCACCTGCATCAACATATCCACCTGTTGATATTGGAACTGTGCCTCCGTTGTCCATATTATCTTTACCTAACGGGAATCTTCCTCTTAGGTCCGGAATTCTAAATGTGTTGACTCCAGTTAACGAACCTGTACCATTATATGTTGTTCCAATTACATCGTATAGATCTGGAAATTTTGATCTTTCAACTTCTGATCCATCACAAAATAAAAAACCATAAGGTGCTGTTGCGCCTGCATATGGAATGATGCCACCGATTGGAATACCCATATCTCCAACAAATGTGTCTCTTGTTTGTTTTAATAAACCAGACGATATAGTTGTAGATTCGCTTGCTCTATATGTTAATACATAATCTGTCTTTTTAGATACTTTAGGAAATGGTTCGGACTTACTAGAAATAATGTTTGCAGTAAGAGTTGTGTTAAAAATCTTAGTGTAACTTCCTGTTTGCCCGTCGAACTGAATTGCAGGACTAACAACGTCTCCGGATAACTGAAATGTTGTAACATTTTTTAATGATGTCGCTGTGTTAGAATTACCACTAATATTTCCATCAAGGACGCCTTGAATGGTATCTGCAATAATTGTTTTAGCCTGTACTGTATTCCATCTCTTTAATCCGGTTCCTAGATTAAAGGTATCAGTTGTTTTTGGTTGTATTGTATTAGATTCTAATACTCCAGCAATACTAGCACCCTCGCCAACTAAAAGATTTTTAGAAATTGCTACACCGCCGGCGGTCCTGATGCTTCCGTTATTTAAATTTGTACTTGCTGTAATATCTGTTACAATAACAGAACCAGTAAGTTTAATGTTTCCGTCAACATCTAATGCTTCAGTAGGACTGGCTTGATTAATACCAACTGTATTATCAACTACTTTAAGAATAGTAGAAGGAATACCATTTCTGTTTGTCTGTATATCAATCGAACTGCCTGCTGCCGAATTATAAATCTTAGCGGTGGTAGCAGTAGTTCCGATATTAAATGTTCCGTCAATACCTACGGTTAAGCCGTTATTATTTCTAATATTAAACGCATAGTCAGTAGTATTAACTGTATTAGATCTTAAAAATTTTCCGGCAGCAACTTCAACGCCGCCAATGTTTAAGGCATTTGCATTTTTAGCTGTTCCATATAAAGTAGGAAGGTACCCTCCAACAAACTCATTTATTGCAGAGTCTGTTGTTGGCAATGAAATATTCATACCTGATCGAATAATATCAAATCCGGTAATTAAAACTTTTGGGGTAAAACTGTCTTTAGAAAAAATAATTACAGGAATATCTGCAATATAAAATGTTAAAATATATCGAGTGATGTTATCCGAATCGGAAATACTTTCAACTACTGGTCCGTATCTTAAACCGTCTACAGAACTTTCTGCAGGACCAACTAATAGCCAACGTGTGCCTGTAAAAATACGAAGCTGTTGATTAGTTGTATCTACCCATAATTCACCAACCTTGCTTTCTGCAACTGCTGGTTCTGTTGTTCCCTTTTGAATTCCCGATGCTGCTTTCCAACTTGTGTTGTCCCACATCATTAGAATTCCGTCATCGCTCTTATACCAAAGTTGTCCTTCTGTAGGATTCATTGGTTCGTCTGTTGAAGCAAAATTCTCTAATAATGCTAAAAAGTTTTCGGCTACAATCTGACCGTACCCAGTAACGTTTCTACCTGGAAATGTTAAACTAGTATCAGTGTTTGATGTATTATCAAATACTGTTATAGGAGTCTTATTTGCACTATCTGTAAAATTAACAATATATGGCATTTATTAAGCTCCTGTAAATCCAGTTAAACTTTGTATACGAATTGTGTAGTCAATTTGTAATAATCTGTTTAACGATTTTTGAACTGGGTGGAAAACTACGTGGGTTAACAATTTGCCTGTTCCGTTGGGGTTGTAGCTCATTAGTCCCAGTTCATCAAATACAAATTCTCCATTCATATCAACAGAGTTATCAAATGCTTCTTGATCTAAAGGCTCGCCGTAGTCTAATAAACAACTAATTAAAATGTCGCTATAAGTTGCTCCGCTGATATGTCTAATTTCCATTTTATTTCTCAACGGGTCAGTATTTGATGACGAATTCTGATCAACAATTTTTGAATAAGTTTGGTTATATAAGCTAGAATTAATACCAGTTGTATTTGGAGTTAGATATGTTATTAACCCTGTTGGATCTACTGTTGTTCCGCCTGTTCCAAACACCATTTGATATACTGTTCCTTGACCTTGATTTGACAACGATTGTACCATTGCAACTGACATATTTTCGTAATGGATAGCGTTGCGTTTATCAATAAACACCTCTTTGGTCTCGGGATCGAAGATTTTAATATGCCCTTCAAAATGGAATCCGCCCGTTTCGTTTGGGCGTTTTTCCTGCGGCTGTGTAGTTTTTTCTTGATTTTGCGACATTTTATTCTCGTTTGACTCCATCATCATA